TTTAAGAAAAGTAATTAGTTTCCTACAACAGTAGGAGATTAATTACGACACCAAATAATATTAACTAATTTAAATAAATACGCCTATGAATGAAATTAAGATCATTTACGGTTGTGATTCTAAAGGTAATCACGATTGTAAGAAAGAAGATGTAACGTCTTCTAAAATTATCACATTTACAGATAAGATGGAAGCTATCCATTTTATAGCAACTTGTGTTTCATGTACACACAATATGAAAAATGTACATCCAGAGTTATTTTATTGGGAAAATCCTGTTGATAAGACAGATCACACTAATAAAGAACTCGAAGAATTTAGAATAAACAATAATTATTAATTAAACAATTAAACAAAAATGGAAACAAATCAATTAAACAGTGGTTCACTTAAAGAACTACAAGTAGGAGAATGCTTATTAACAAAAGTATACAAGACAAAAACAGAAAAAATTCAATTTGAATTTGCTGAGATTGTAGTAGCTAAAAACAGACCAGTGTCTGCAATGACAGTATTAAATTCAAGTGACAATAGATTTAGTTCAGGTGCTCGATTTAGCTGGTCTATAGCTGAACCATTAGATGCATCTGAAGTATTTGGTATAAACTTTGGAGATGATGGAGATTGGGAGATGGGAGTAAAAGCAAATGGTAACACATGTGAAATGATGGAGTTAAATATCTTAAATCCAACATTTAATGACTTAAGATTTAGAGTTAGATTAGTGGAAACAACAGAACCAACAGCAAATCAACAAAAATATGCTGATGATATGGGTGTAGATGTAACTGAAACTCAAGCTAAAAGAGCTGGTAAAGATGGAGATTATATCTTACATCAAGGTCAACATATATTTATGAACTCATATGTAGATCTATTACCTGAAGGTAATAATCCAGAGTCTATATTTCTTACCTCAGATACTGAAAGAGGAACTGTAAAGGCGAATACAGGTGTAAAAGCTGATGAAGTAGAAGTAATGATGTAAATTAGTTAATTATTATTTATAATAAAAAGTCATACATTGTTTGTTCAGTGTATTTCTTTTTATTATATTTGTACTTTAATTATGTATAAAGTTATAAAAGATTTATTTACACCTGTCGTAATTGCCTAAGAATCACGACTTTAATCGAAAACCAATGTCAGATAAGACTTTAAAATCAGTATTTTGATAAGTAATTTAAAGGGTTATATTAATTTATAGCCCTTTATTTTGCTTAAATAAAACTAAAATAAGTATTAATTAAATAAAAAAACAATGGGAAATATGAAATGGATATACGGAATGATAATAGATGGATCCTACGACAGATTCAAATTATTATATATGAAATGTGTTTTAACAGATTCAACTAGCTTTAACTTTAATGGTCATACATATGTTAAAGCATTTGCTAGAAGTGTAGTTAAATATGTAGATGAAAACAATTTAATAGCAGAATATGATAAAAATATAGACCAACAAGCAGATGCAGAATATGATGCTCAATATTTAGAACAATGATATATTTTGTTAGCAATACACAGAGTCTAAGCTCTAACTTTAAGTCTTGTACAATAGATGATGTAGTTATTTATTGTACAGACAAAAAAGTTTTAGGAGTAGACACAGAAACAGAAGGATTTGACTTTACATGTAAAAAAATGATTATGTTTCAAATTGGTGATGCTAACAATCAATATATTATAGACACAAGATTTGTTAGTATTGAGCCTCTTAGAGATATATTAGAAAGCAATAACATTATAAAAATATTTCATAATGCTAAATTTGACTATAAGTTTATTAAGAAATGGAGTAATATTACTTGTGAAGGTATTTATGATACATTTCTTACTGAACTAGTAATTAGTTGTGGTAAAAGTTTAGGGTATGGACTTAAAGATTTATGTCAGAGATATTTAAATGTTGAGTTAAATAAAGAGGTTAGAAATTTATTTATAGGCTTGACTGGACAACCATTTACAGATGATCAAATAGTTTATGGGGCTAAAGATGTAGAGTATCTATGTAAAATAAAAGAATTACAGCAACCAACAATAGATAAATATAAACTACAAAATGTAGTTAATTTAGAAAATGAAGCTGTTAAGTCATTTGCAGACATAGAATACAATGGTTTAGATCTAGATACTGAGCAATGGAAAGAGTTAGAAAATATAAATACTAAAAAAGCTGACACTTTAGCTATTAATTTAGATCAAGAACTAATAGAACACAGTAAACTAGAGAAGTTTGTTTCTAAATATATTCAAACAGATATGTTCACATCAATAGATAAACTAAGGAAAGTTGATGTTAAATGGACATCACCTAAACAAGTTCTTGAAGTATTTAAAACTATTGTACCTAAATTAGAGAATGTTAATGGAAAAGAAATGTATAAATACAGATTTAAACATCCAATTATAAATACATATGTAGGATATAAAGAAGCAATGAAATTATGTACATCATATGGTGATGCATTCTTTAAAAATTTAAAAGGAGATAATAAAATTCACACTAATTTTCACCAAATACTTGATACAGGACGAGTAAGTTCTTCTAAACCTAACATGCAACAAATACCTGCAGATAATGTTTATAGAAATTGCTTTATTGCACCATCAGGTTGGAGTTATGTAAGTGCTGACTATTCTAGTCAAGAGTTAAATGTAATTGCCTTTGGATCTAAAGATCCAGTGTGGTTAAAAGCTTTAGAAGAAGGACAGGATTTACACTCTACTTGTGCTGAATTAGTTTATGGTGACAAATGGTTAACTAGTGGAGAAAAAGATTGTGCTTATCTTAGTAAAAAAGAAAAGTGTAGTTGTCCTTCACATAAAAAATTAAGAACAAATGTTAAAACTATTAATTTTGGTCTCGCTTATGGTATGGGTCCTAATAAACTTGCTGACACTCTCAATATTGAGTTGGAAGCCGCTAAAACGCTTATTGATAAATACTTCGAAGCGTTTCCATCGATTAAAGGGTTTTTAGATAAACTAGGTAACTTTGGTAAAAAGTATGGTTATATCAAAACATTTCCTCCTTATAATAGGAAGAGATGGTTTACCAATTGGTATCCAAGAATATGGGACAACAAATCATCATCTATGGAATTAGGTAGTATTGAACGTGCTAGTAAAAACACACCTATACAAGGAGCTAGTGCTGATATGACTAAGCGTGCTTTAGTAATGATGCGTGACTATATTAAAGTTACAAGTAAATTCTATGATGAACCTCCTGTTAAATTAGTGATGACTGTACATGATCAGATAGATACAATATGTAGAAATGATTATTTAGATATATGGACAGAGACTATGCAGAAATTAATGGAAGAAGCAGCATTAGAAATAGTAACAAATGGCTTATTAAAAGCTGACGTAACAGTAAGTAACTGTTGGGAAAAATAAATAATAGAGAGAGTTTCGAAGGCTGCGTGCACGGGAAATTCATTAAAGCCAAATACCCAGGTAGGCCTTGGCTCTCTCTCTATTTTTTAAAATAATAACAAGTATTACAAAGGGGTGGACATAAAGGCGATTTTGCTAATAATAGTTAATACACTTGTCCACCCTGGAGTAATCTAATAAAACAAATAATAATATGGAATTTATAACACATTTAATGGTATATCTTGTTGGAGTACTAACAGGAATATACGCAGCTCACAAAATAGAAGAAAAAGATAATAATAAATAATATGTCAAAGAAAAAAGCAATAGAGATACTTAAAAACTTAAATAGAACTTTAGAAAAAATGGAAGGTAAAGAAGGTGTGATAGGATATGTATCAGAAAATAATATATTTTCACTTCCATCTATGTCTAAAAGTAGAGTAATAAATAAAATTACTGAGATTAAAAAAAAATATAAATTATGAATCTAGAAACAATAATGATAATAGTACCACTACTAATAGTAGTAGGTGGATTAAGTTTAACGTTAGGATTTTACATATCATCACAAATTAAATATCATATAAGAAAAAATATTATGACTAATAATATGAAAAGATATGATAAATTACATAATAAAAATAAAACAAAAGAAATATGAAAAAAGAATTAGTAAAAGCATTTGTACAGGAATGTATAGACGTTCAAGATTATGAAGCTAAGTTTAAGGCTAATCATATAGAATTTGAAAATTATTTTAAATATAGTGGACAAGTAGAAGAAACTAAAGTATTAATCAGTCATTGGAAATATGATCATAATCATAGATGTAATGACATATCTGAACAATTTATAAAAATAAAAGAAAATGAAAAAAATAAGAAAAACACAGGTAAACTCTCTAAAGAAGGTGATACCTACTATTGGGAAGAAAAGACAGGCAGTATATGGAGTGATTAAATCTGCAGGTAAAATTACAAACAGAATGATAGCTAAGAATTTAGGATGGGATATAAATAGAGTAACAGGACGTGTTACTGAACTTGTGAACATGGGTATGGTTACAGATAATGGAACTATAAAAGATCATGAAACCAATAGAACTGTTACGTTATGGGAAACAGTATAAATAAATTAAGAGATAGCGAGCAAAGAAAAGCTCTTAACGAATGGGTCAAACAAGGATATGTTGGTTCAATTATAGCAGGAACAGGTTTTGGTAAATCTAGATGTGGTGTATTAGCATTAGGTAAACTTATACGTGATCATATTTGGAAATATAACGAACATGGAGATAAAATAGTACATGCTACTGTATTAGTGCTTGTCCCTACTACTCACCTGAAAGATCAATTTAAAGGAGAGTTTATTAAATGGGGATATGAAGATGTGTTAGATGATATAGAGTTTATGTGTTATCAGAGTGCTCATAAGTTAAAAAATAATCATTATGATATAATTTTATGTGATGAAATACATTTAGGTTTAAGTAATGAATATAGAAAATTTTTTATTAAAAATACTTATGATAAATTACTATGTATGACTGCTACTTTACCTGAAGAAGAAGAGTATAGACATCTTTTAGGTATGTTAGCTCCCACTGCATATACTATTACATTAGATGAGTGTGTATCTTTAGGTATTGTTGCTCCTTATACTATCTATTGTAAACCTGTATCATTAACAGATACTGAGAGAGAAGAGTATAAAGCTATAAACAATCAATTTGTTTATTATAAATATCAACTTGGAGACTTTAATGCATTTGATGAGGCAAAAAGATTAATGGCAAGTAAGAATGCAAATCCTGCAGATAAGAAAGCTGCTGCTGGATTTTATAAAGCTATTAGAGAACGTAAAAAAATTATAGATTTTGCTGAAAATAAAATAGGAGAGTTTCAAGAGTTAGTAGGACACAATACACGTAAAAAAATACTTGCATTTAGTGGAGCCAATGATTTTACTGATAAATTAGCTGCTTCTGTATATCCATTAGCAGTATCATATCATAGTAAAAAAACTAAAAAGATAAAAGAAACTGCTTTAGAAATGTTTAGAAATGACGAGATAAATATATTATGTTCAACAAAAGCTTTGAATCAAGGACTAGATGTACCTAACGCTAATATGGGAATTATATGTGGTATTACATCTAAATCTTTATCAATGATACAAAGAATTGGTAGGCTTATTAGATTTCAAAAAGGTAAAATTGGTGAAATATATATATTATATGTTGAAAACTCGCAAGAAGAAAAGTGGCTAAAAACTGCTACAAAATCATTAAATAACGTAAATTGGTTAACCTAAAATATATAAATATGACAATAGAAATAGACTTAGACTTATTAAAAACAACTAACTTAACACCTAATGAATTTATAGGATTATACCTTACATTAAGAAAAGGATACTCTTATTTAGATGAGCTGACACTAGACATTGATTGGACAAAACTTGAATCAAAAGGGTATATAGACTGTGATAATTCAGAAATAACAGATAAATTTAAAAAGTTGTTTTCAAATAATTTTGATGTTATGTTTGCTGATTTAATATCCACTTATCCAAATAGAGTTCATACCTCTACAAGTACAAGAGTTTTGTGTGCAGCTGATCCAAAAGCTAAAACTAATTTAAAAGCTTATAAAAGATATAAAACAGTTGTTGGTAACAAGTTACATGTACACAATAGAATTATTAAATTATTAAAAGTCCAGTTAAAAATAGAAGAAGATAACTTAGGTTATATGCAAAATTTAGAAACATGGATTAATAACCATACTTGGGAAAAGTATGAAAACTTAAATGAAAATGACGGAAAACAAAGTACCAAACGAATTACAAGATCCCTTTAAAGATAGTGGATTTAAAAGTATAAACAAAGCTATTAGCGCCTCTCTTTATCAAGTACAAAGTGGTATGAAGGGTGAAAGACGTGTATATCCTACTAAATGGAATAGATTAAATAAAAACTTGCTTGGTGGTTTGCAACCAGGTAAAATGTATGTAATTGCAGGACGACCAGGTGTAGGTAAATCAGCATTTAGCAATCAATTAATCTTTGATGTATTAGATAGTAATAGATTTAAAAAATTACTCGTATTATATTGGAGTTTTGAGATGCCTGGTTATCAGCAAATATTAAGAGCGGGTGCAAAAGGATCTAATAAACAAGTTAGTGATTTGCTATCTGTTGAACAAAAATTAGAGCAAGATGCATATGATAAGTTTAAAGAGGAAGTATTAAAATATGCACACTATCCTATTTATTTTAACAATATTCCTAGAAATATGGAATTTATTAAAAATGCTAATGTTGATATAACCAACAAAAAACCTGATCATGTAATTGTAAACGTTTTTGATCACTCTAGACTTATTTTAAGTGATAAAGAACAAGAATTACAGAAACTTAATGAAGTATCTAAAGGTTGTATGTGGCTACAAGCTAAAATGGGAACTATAAATATTTTAATATCCCAGCTTAATCGTAACATAGAACAAGAACACCGTGCTAAAGCACAGTATCAACCATTATTAACAGATTTATTTGGTGGTGATAGTATTGGTCAGGATGCACATGTTGTTATGATGTTACAACGACCTCATGATCTATATGGTATTACTGATTTATATTGTGGTGTAGATCCTGTTAAGTTATTAGCTGTTCATGTAGAAAAAAATAGAGATGGTTTATTAGGTATGATACCATATGAAGCAGAAATGTCAACCTTTACAATTAATGAAAGAATAAAATGAAAAAAAGAAAATTAAATAGTAAGAATCCAAAATACAGCAACAATAAAGAAGAAGAATTAATAATAATCAAAACAGTTGAATTTACCGGTAAAGCTAAAGGTAGAGGAGTCTGGTATAAACACAAAAAATAATATGGAATTACCAACAGTAAAGGTAAAGGCTAGCCGTAAATCGCCTAAGAATATGATAATATATGGTCCCCCTAAAATAGGTAAGACTACAGTATTATCACAATTAGATGACTGTTTAATAATTGATTTAGAAGACGGTTCAGATATGGTTGATGCTCTAAAAGTAAAAGCTA